CCATTCTAAATCCTAATGATAGTTCTATTTATACTAGAAAGATGAATCACTTCCATACCTTGTGAATATTTCGTTATCCATTGTTTCCAGAGTATTTGAAAAGTCTGGTGTTGCAGTTTCATCACTATCTCTTCCACCGCTGTCATCAAATGTGAATGAGTTTGGTGTTACTACTTGTCTTAATGTGTGATACGTATTATCAAGATAGTCAAGTGAAAGATTCTGATAATCACTTACTAGTTTATTTATGTCAGATACTCTGACGTTTCCGCCTTCGGAATCTAATAAAGTTGTTAGTTGTGTAAATTGTCTTGTTATTGGTAATGTTGCTTCTGAAACAATTAAAGGACCAACTGATGAGTCAAGAATTACGTTTGGTCCTATCGGTGTGTTAATAGCTTCACCATCAAAAGTTATTTCTCCTTCAAAATAAAAACCAGCAGGATGCATAAACTTTTTATACAGTTCTTGCCAGACATTTGTACCAATCCCTATTTTTATTAATATTGAAAATAATTGATAACGTTCATAGTTTTGTATAAATTTAACAGAGTCTATACCTATTTGACTTGCGGAATCTCCAACTAGAAATATATCTTTTTTTGGATATTCTATTTCCGGCACTTGTTGAAAGAATAATCTAAAAAATTCTTCAGTTGCAAATCTACTTCCACTATTTCTTGCAAGTTCAGCTAATCTTGTAGCAGCAAACCTTTTATCAGTAAAATTTTCACCAGTTTGTAAACCACCAGCTAATTCGCTAATTAAATTATTTAATAAATTTGATTGTGTTTCATGTATATCTTTCTTTGCAAAAAGTTGCTTTGAAGTATCGCCAAATGCGTGTGCACCATCAGCAGAGTCTAAAAAATCATAATATTCTTCTAAAAAAGTAACTAGTTTTGGAAAATCACTAGTAAAAATTTCGGGTAAAGCTTCACGTACTTTTCTTACCTGATAATTTTTTAATCTTCTTTTTGACTTAAAATCTATTGTCATTAAAGTGTTACCGCTGTATTTTGAAAGTCTAACAATGCGTTCGAGCTTGAAGCTTCACTATCAATATCAATAACAAAGTTTCTTAATGGCCTTACAGTGCTTTGATTTGCAGGTGTTACACTAATTTTTATGGCGCTTCCTTCAAAAGCACTAGGCTTAAAACCTTGTAATTCAACTTTACCAATATTTGCAGTATAGCTACCTGCGTTATCATTTTCTATGGTACCGTCAACCGAAATAATTTGTAATTTATTTGAGCCGAGTAAATTAGTTATAAAACATGATTGATTATTAAAAGTAAATTTAGTAGATCTTACAACCACATTAACATCGTCAGGTACGGCAATAGTCATTGGGAAGCTAATTGTATATTTTAAAGACTGATTAACAGTAGGTATAAAAGATTGCTGAGCTTTAACACTCATTCTTGAATTGAGTATCGCTGGATCAAAAGCATCAACTAATGTAAGTAAATTTGATCTTCTAAAAACTTTACCAAATTTTTGTAAATTTGTTACGAAAAAGTTATTAACAATATTTTGTACCGCGATTTCAATTGATCGTGAAGTTGAACTAGTTAAATCAGGATCTAAGTTAAACGTTGTAGTTAGCTCAAGTTTTGTTGTTATCGGATCAATGAACACAGTATCTATTGACATCATAGATAGATTTGCTGAAAGTTCATTAACTATTTCGTCTTTAACTGTTGTTTGAACAGATGAAGTAATATTGTTTTTAAATTTTATAGCGACAAATACTTTTCCATATTCTCTAGGTACTTGATCTTCACCTCCAAAAGATGTTACATCATCAATAAATGCATTAAAGTTGGTTAATATTTGTGCTTTATAATCTTCTGCAGTCACTAATCTTCGTTGTGATGTAAAAGCAATAGGTGCATTTTGTCGTATTGATTCGATTGATTCTTTATAAGCACCTCCTGCTGAATTAGCTTCAGTTACCGCCGTTAAATTGTAAGCAACACCACCGACAGTAATCTGTGAAGTTGGTGTAAAATTAACTGCTCCATTTGCAAGTGTAGCTTCAGTAGAAAGATAATCAATTACTACTTTGTTGCCGGCAACTGGTGCTTTACCAGTTGATAATCCATCACCAAATATAATTTCATAATATCCATTTGGTACTTCTTTTATTTGATAAAAAGTTGTTTCATTCGTTATTCTTATTGCTTTTTCAATATTTGTATATGTTTCAAAATTTGAACTTGAAGTTGTTTCAAACACGCGAACTCTTATTGTTGTTGTATCCATCGTTACATCTGGTATTACATATACTTGATTGTCTGCTTTTTGGCCTACAAAAAATGTTTTTGTTTTTTCAGTTCCTTCAAAAACCGGTATTGACGTTGATCCTGTTGAAGTTAAAAATTGATAAGTTCCAGTACCATCGTCTGTTCCTATAAAATTTTCTCTGGTTTGAAAAGTATAGGTTACGCCGTCAACAGCTGAAGTGAACTGTGTTCCTCGTGGTAACGTTATTGTACTTGGTCTTGATGATGCAGTTACTAAAACAGATAAATTAACTGAAGCTTGAGATGATGAGTAAGATCTTGGAACATATCCTAGACCTTCAGCTAGTGCAACAACTGAACTTCTTAGTTGTGCAGTATTTAAAAAAGATTCATTAAGTGCAAAGTTTGCATTCAATCCATTAAAGTGTGTGTTAAAAGCTAATACATCGAGTATATTACTTAAACCTGAAGCTTCAAAATCATAGTCTTGAAATTCATTTTTTTGTTTTAAAAAATCTTTTAATTTATTTTTTATAACATCAAAATCTAAATTTGTTGATCTTATGGTTGTAGCCATTATCTTAACCTCGTTAATGAAATTTCAGTTGTTAATATTTCGTTAGTGCTTAATACCTGAAAAGTTACAGTTACAGCTACTTCATTTCTATTATCATTTGAAATAACTTCGACGTTTCTTACAGATGCTCTTGGTTCATATATTTCTATTGTTTCAATAATTTTTTCTTGTAAAGCAAGTTCATCTACTTCAGTGTTGAGTGAAAATAAAAATGAATTTAAATTACCGCCATATCTTGGCAAAAACGGTTTTTCAGAAAAATTAGTCATAAGTAAATTTTTTACAGATTGTTTTACTGCTGCAGCATTTTCTTTTTTAAATATATCACCAGATGGTTTATTTGCAAAAGACAAATCAATGTCGGAATATGACAGCTTTCTTGCACTAATTAATGTAGCGTTGTTAATGCTACCATCTTCAATTGAAAAAACTTTTGCCATTTAAAAACCTTTTTGTCTATTTATACAGTTTATGCTAATATTTCTATAAGTTCATTTGTAGCTTGTACGTGATTATTAAATCTTGTTTCAACGTTATTATTGTATATTACTTTCCATGGCGGTGTTATTTGAGGCATTATTACAATAAGTTGTGCATTGAGAGAACCGTTAGGATCATACTTATCATAATCAAGAATAAGTTTATCAAAATCAAAATTATTCTTAATAAACAGTGCAGCTTCAAATGTTTTTTCAAGTGCTATATCACCTGATTCATTTATAAGTTCATAAACAACTGCTCTACCTCTCGACATTAAGTAATTTATTCCATCACTTACATCAAGATCTTCACCTGATTCTGGTCTATATAAACCTTCTACAACACATAATCTAAAATCAAAAAATTGCTTCGGACCTAGTGCTGAGTTAAAAATTTTCATAACATCAGCTTGCAGTGTAAATTGTTTTGCTAATCTTAGTTTATCACTTTCTTCTAAGATGTGTGTTAAAGTGACAGGATCACCGTCTCCACCTAAAAATTTTGCCATAGTAATGCCTGGAGCTAACTTTGTTCTACTTGTAATCGTGTCAGCAAAAACAGGGTTATACTTTGGATCTGGAAAATATTCTTTAGTTATTAATGACATTACGTAAATATCTCGTTTGGATTATCAGACTTGCCTGTTGGCCTTGTTTCTCTTTGTGGATTTTTTTCTTTGCCGGCTGTTCTATCAGTTACAGTAGGTGCTAATGCTGCAAAATTAGCAGATATAATTCCATCAGCAATTACTGCACCAATAAATTCAGAGTTATTTAAATTATTTGGATCTCTTAATTTCGATCTTGCTTCTTTAGTATTAAGTTCTGTTTTAGAAACTCCACCATATTTTGCAGTTTTATCGACTTCATTTTTCATAAAGTCACCATCGTCAATGTCTACTCTTTTTATAGCAAAAGGACTTTTATTTAAAAATTCAAATATATTTGTGGCATTTGGTTGCCGCGTATCTTTGTTATCTGCGCTTGTTATAGTAACTGGGCTTTGTCCGCTACCTGCACCTATTGCACCAGCAGTACCAGCGGTTGATGAATTACCAGATAAGTTACCGTTAAATGTTGGTGCAGTCATTCCTACAGTAGCAATAACACCTTGTGTTGCATGTAATGATGTAACGTTAACTCTTGGTATATGTGCAGTATCAGCATACATCACAACCTCTGCACCACCTATTGTACCGCTATCGCCTTGTAAAAGTATTTTTGATGCAGTTGTTATATTTCTTAAACTTGATATTTCTAAATCTGCTTCTGCAGTTATTTCATAATCAGCACCTATATTATGTTTTAAATTACCTTGTACAACATCTAAAGCGTCACCTTTTGTCATTTCTGTTTTATCACCAAAGGTTATTGAACTTGATGCACCAACAACTGTTTCTGATTTATTGCCAAGTATTTCTGTTTCAGTACTACCAGCCACTAATCTGTTAACACCTCTTTTTATTTTTTCATCCATATCACCATCAACTTTGACATTAAAATCGCCACCAACTTCAAGATCAAAATCTCCTGCAACTTTTAATCTTAAGTTTCCATTGTAAGTTAATTCGCCATCACCTTCCACAATTACTTTTTCATCGTGTGTTGTAACTCGTATAGTGTTTGCTGTTGAACTATAAATTACTGATCCATCTGCACGCATTTCTACACCTGAACCTGTGCGGTGTCTTATCATTATTCTTTCACCGCCTGGAGTATCATCGTATTCTACTATGTGTCCACTGGCTGTTTGTTTAACTTGGCTTTTTGTGTATGTTGAAACCGGTTCATCAATTAAATCTAAATCTACATCTTTTACACTTCCACCTGTGTGCACGCTGATTCTATCACTACCACGTGCAAATTTATTAACACCTGATGCATTTATGTAATCAACTGTAGGATATTCTCCACTTGGATCTGACCTTACATCTTTTGGATCATTGTTTGATTTTAAAGTTTGTTCGTCAAATACTTGATCTAAATCTTCATATATTTTACTCATTAAAATATCTTCTTTCCAATATCAACTGCTTTGCTTGAAAGATTAGGCGCTATCTTTTTTAAGTTTGTGTCAAATGATGCGCCTGAAGCATCGAGCTTTTGTGTTAAATTCTTAATTTCTAAATCACCTTGTAATTTTTGAAAACCATCAGCTGCTTGAGCAAATGATTTATCTGCTGCGGCACTAATGTCTGCATTAAGTTGATTTGTGTCACTAAGTGCTTTATTCATTTCTGAAGTTGCAGTATCTACATCTGCAGTTATTTGATCACCTGTAGGTAAATTTATATTTTGTATATCATCAAATAATTTATCAAAAGAAAACTTTCTACCAGCGTGAAAAGCACTTGTTGTAGTTTTTGCTACTTCTTTTGGTCTAGTTATTTCCATTTCTTTTCTTGTTGGTGCTTCATCAATTATGCTTGGATCTTCAACTGTTATTGTTTTTTGAAACTTTTTTCTAAAAGAATCAATATCAAACCCTGGTCCTTCATATCTTCTATTTATTTCATAATCACCGTAAACATCTGCGCCTTTTATTACCTCATAAAATGTCTTCAAAAAGCTTTCAAATGTTTCAATTTGTTTAGTTGTTGTGGGCTTATCTTTTGACGCAACAAAAGTTAATTGAACACCAGACTTATTGTAAGTTGAATATTTTGGATTTGTTTCTACATCTATAGGTCTACCAACTTGTAAACTACCGTCAGTTCTTATTATAAAATGACTTTGAATACCAAATGATTTACCGCTATTTTTCAATTCACTGTTTACTTGCTGCGCAATAACAGACGCATCATCAGCGCTATTACTCTTCTCTTGAGTTAAGAAAGCAATATCTGCTTTTTTGCTTTGTTCATGTATAAAATTTGCATCAAAATTTCCAATTGGTGGAGGAGGTCCGGCGTATTTTGATGTCCAACCTACTGTTAAAACTCTTATTGAGCCATTTTTATTTCTGTTACATTTTGATAAAATTTTAAAAAACCTATCAATACCAATAACTTCAAACTTATATTCAGGCGGAGTGTTGAATCCAGCAAAAGCATTTCCGGATGTTGACGTTTCTTTTACATCAGTAAGTTTTATGTTTTTATTTATTAGATTACCTTTATCAACAAGTTTACTAAAATTTGTATCAAGAGTAATTTTATTTGCGGCTTCATCAAAGCCTTCAACAAGATCTGGTACGTTAATATCGCTTGGTACTACAACACCTGATGCTATACCACTTACTTTTGCTTTAATATCACCAAGCCCTAGTTGACCAATATCAGGCAATATTCCTTTTCCTTTTGCGATCATATTTGGTAATATATTAACACCAGGTTTACCACCTCCCGGTACAATTTTGTGTTTTAGTCCACCTAAGTTAAAACCTGCTAAATTTAAATTTTGTTTTAATTTACTAGTAACTTCTTGTGCAACTTTTTCAACTGCCTTTGCTGCTGGTTTTATTCCTTTTTCATTATTATCAACTGCAACTCTTAATTCTTCTAAAACGTTAGATTCAAGTAATTTTTTTGGTGCAGTTGCTAAAGCAAAATCTTTCACCCTTTGTTTGTTTGCAGTTAAGTGTTTTGTAAACGTTCTTTGTGTAGCTTCAGGGGTGCCTTGTAGTACTACTATCTTATTAGTATTAGTTTCTGTTATAGTCGTCTTACCAGTTAATGATTTAATTGCATCTAGTGCAGAAGTAGAAACACTTACATCTGCGCTCCCATCGCCGGCACCTTTTTGCATTAATGTTGGTCTTATTTTTCTCGTTACATTTTTCAAAGGTTTAGAGCCTCCGAAAATTCCTTTTAAGTTATTTAAAACTTGTCCCGGTTCACTAAAACCAGATCCTTTTAAACCTATCTCTTGAGCTTGCACTTGTGCTGCACCTGCTTTTAAATCTGCACCGATTGTTCCGGCAATTTGTGCTTGTAAATCAACAAAAGCTTTTGGTGCACTTGCTTCAAATTGTTCTTGTGTAACATTAAATGATGCAGTTATGAATAATCGAAAGACAAACTTACCCTGTAATCTTATTTGTTTTAAATTTTTATCGAAGACATAGTCAATACCACTTGTAAGTGATGATTTAGAAAATGAACTTTCATTAAATTTTGCTGCGACTCTTATTACTTCTAATACATCATCGCCATCAGCGAAACTAAATAATCTACCGTTAAACTTTCTACCTGATGCATCTGGCTCGTTTTTCGGATTTGCGTCAATAAAAAATTCTGACATTATGAAGCTCCTGGTCCTAGTTTTCTAAAAGTTTCTTGTGCAAAAGCAAGTCTTTGATCGGTATGTGCTAAATCTTTGTTTGGTCTTTCATATTTATCTTGAAAAACTGTTGTGGCTTCTTTTAATGTTTTTGCTTTTCTTAGTCCACCTAATCCTAAAAATGATTGTCCTTCGAGTTCAAATAAAACAAATTTTAATTGAGCATCAAGTGACAAGTAACTTAGTCCTAATCTATTACTAAACTCTTGTAAAGCACCAAACCTATTACCTGCCGCTTTAGCTGGATTCCATTGTGCAATACCAAATGAATTTTCATTTTGAAAGCCAGATCGTGCTGTTGGATTTATATCACCTTTATTTGTTGTGGCGCCTGATTCAACACAAAAATTTCCTATCATGCCGCACGCTTGTTCTGGCGTAAAATTACCTCCTGCTATTGAAGTAAAAAAGTAAAAACATTTTTCGATATTTGTGTTACCAGTTAGTTTTAAATCTAGATTTGAACCTTCAAGTTCAGCTTCATTAACGTTATTTTTTAATGATTCAATTTTAGGTATTGAACCTAGAACTAATGGAGATTGTGAATTTTTTCCATCAAGAAAAACGCCAAAAACTTGTGCACGATTTTTTAGTTGTGTATTAGAACCTAAACCGGTTACACCCGGTTCAGTACTTGGTATCGCAACTTGTGCCCACGGTAAATCATCATTTGTTATAGCTTTACCGTCAACTTGACCGTTAGATATCGGTGTATGTAAACCATGTATTCTCACTTTAACTCTATCAAGTTTAAGTGGATCTATTACATCAACTACCACGCCTATGAACCACCTAAAATTATCTCCATAAAAATCTTGCATTAACCTATCACCTCTGCACTATTTCCAAGTGATCCAATTTTTCCGCAAACTAATGTTGTGTCAATTTTTTCAAGTTTAAAACTATGCTTTGCACTTAATATTAAATAATCACCTGATTTTTTACTATCAAGTTTTGCTGTGCTTTCATCAACAAATGCTCTATTATCTAAAAAATTAATTCTTATGCTTTTTCCTATACTATAGTTTGCATCTGCAGTTATAAAATCTCTTCCTCTTACTACAAACGTAATTGGTGTTTTACCTAAAAATCCTTTAATTGATTTTTGTATGACTTTTTTAATATTACTACCTTTTAAACTTTCTTCACCATAACTTTTAAAAACAGTAGTGTTTGTTGTGTATGCTCCAGTTGCATTTATTTCTGTTATTTGTTTTGAATCAAAATCATGTAGACTTTTGCCTTCAACTTTATAATCAGGTGCATAATTATATTTTGTATTTTCTAAACCTATTTGATTTTTTGCAGATAATCGTTTAAAAACTTTTGAATCAACATCAAAATGAAATGGATCTTGCAAACCGGTTGTTGTATCATAAAAGTTATAATTTGCACCTACAACACCTTCTCTAATTAAGCCTACTAAATTTTCAGTATCAGTGTATGCAAACTTTTTTATTGCATAAAAACTTTGTAATGATTTAGAGGAGTTAATACTAGGTGCATATATGTAAGGAACACTTTTATTAATGACATTTTGTGATAGCATTGTACCAAGATCTTTTAATACTATGTTATTTAATCCTAAAGTAGAGTAAAAATAAAAAGGCATGCCCTCTTGTGTTAAAGTTCTTTTCTTTATCCATTGACAAGCTTCTATTGGATGCATATTTGGAACAATTAACTTCATATCTTTTATTCCATCATCACCTACTATTGCAGTTTCTTGAAATAAAAATTCTTTAAATATTTTTTGTATCATAGAAGAAGGAGAACCTTGATATGCCTTATTAACGTTTTTTAATGAAGATACAAATGAATGATATTCAATACAATGAATAGAAACAAACTCATTTCTTTCATCAACTCTAGTTACATTTTTTATTGAGTCAATTAAAAAATCTTTTTTTATAGTTTCGCCTGAATTCATTTCTTCAATATGAACTATTTCTAAAGTTAATTTTTCTCCACCTTGAAAATCAAAGTCTTGTACTATATTTTCTTGATCAACAAAATGCAAATTTGCTGTTAAATAAGGTAAATTAATATTTTCATAGATTTCAAAGTCTGTGATAAGATTTCTAATATCAACTTCGGATTGAGTTCTATCGCTTGTTATTAAAGCTTGCACAATCTTAAATTCAGTTTGTCCTTCAATTGCTTTTTCAGGTGCTAATGACATGTTAACCTTTTATTGATTTTTTAAAACTTGTAACTACGTTATTTATTAAATCTGGCTTAATGACTTTTATTTGCCTTAAATTTTCATTAGTGTCAAAGTAAACATCTTCAAATGTTTTTTCTGTGATTAAAGCACCTGGCGTAGTTTGTGGATCAACATCAACAATATTACTATTGCCATCAACGTAATGACTAACTGATTTTTGTTCATCTACTTTAGAAAAAGCTGTTATAGTTTCGGTTGTACCTTCTGAATTTACTGAAGATAGTAGCTCACCTGCCTCTCGAAATGCTACCTTCCCTTGTATTATTATTTGTCCAAAGTCAACATTTCTTTTAATTATTTTTCCAGATGCACCAGAACTAATACCACTTACTGTTTGACCTATTTTAAACTTAGCTGAAATATCATCTCTTGTATTTAAAGTTGTGTTTGGAAAACTTTTCTTTATATAGTTTTCAAGTTCAGTTCTTGGCAAAGGCCACCCTTGCTCACGTAAATCATCATTAATTAAATAAAAAGTCCAATAGTTCATTGGTGTACCATATAGTTGTATTGATACTTGATCTGGTCGAAAACCTTCTTGTATTTGAAATTTATTTAAGAATGTTATTCCATCTTTTATTTCATCAACAACTGCCGAATATGCAGATAAATTTTGAAATAAAACAGTGTCTACTTCATCTCCAAATTTATAAAATACATTATCAAATATATCGAAGTATTGCATTAGAAACCTCTTTCTTCAACGTCTTTTCTATTTAGTGTTTCATGTTCAACAAATGATAAAGTTAAGTCAACCTCATTAGGTTGACCATCAGTTCTAAAGCCACCGCCAGTAGGGTTTATTGTATGTTGAACATTTCTTAAATAACATTCTTTAAGTTTTGGAATTTTATTATTTTCTACACCATTAAAATGAAAACTTATTTTAAATGCATTTGGAAATTTATATCCTATTTCTGCTTGCTGATCACCAACTGATACTGAAAAAATATCAGGGTACATCTCTGATCTAAAATGCTTTATAATTTTTTCTATTGCTCTTGCTTCTGCAGCTGAATTTGAAATCATCTTGAATTGAAACGCAAATTCTCTTAATTGCACACCTCTAAATATGGATCTTACGTTTGGATTGATAATCATTCTCGCTTGTAATGTTAGTGCATTTCTTAATCCTGATGATGGATTAAATGTTTCATTTAATCTTTGTAAAGCAATAAGACCTGCTTCTTGTCCAGCTTCAAAATTGTTTGAAATTAAATCTGCAACAGAACCTGTACCTTGTTTTATTACTTCTTTTATCGAATCAACAACACCTCCACCACCAGCTTGTAATGAAGCTTCTGCAGCTGCACCTGTTGCGCCGAGTGAAGCATTATTATCATAAATTGCACCATCATTAAGAGCAAATGACAATGGCATATACATTAAAACTGTAGGGGCAGTGTCTTCATCCAAAAATCTCATGCCTGATTGTAAAACACTTGTTGCTTTTTTTAAAACGTTATTTTCTCTTAATGCATCTTTTACAGCATTACTTGATGATCCAGAAACAGAGGTTGTTTGACCACCAAAATCACTAAAATCTTGACTTGCAGCCAATCCGCCTGCACCGCCTGTTCCGGCCGCTGCAGCATCATCTGCAAAGAAAGAAGTTGCACCTTGTTTTTTTAAATTGTCTTCAATCTGTTTTTCCATTTCTTTTTGTGATTTGCCATCAGGCGTACCATATCTTCTTACTTTGAATCTGACTGTTGCGTTATATGCAGGATTACCAGCAACGTCTAGTGGATACGACAATCCCGGCTTAAGTCCACCGTTTGAACCTGTTAATAATTGTGCAAACCCTAATTTATTAAATGACTCTAATGGATTGCTAAAATTTAAATTTCGTGCACCGCCTAGTGCACCACCTATCTTTTCGCCGAGTGGACCAGCTTTTTTTAAAATATCAACCATGTTTTACCTATAGATATATTAAGATTTACTTTTCTATTTATAACAAAAAACATGGTTTATTCAGGCAGATATATAGTCAAAAACAAAGATAAGTACAATGGTGACTTTGATAATGTAGTTTACAGATCGTTGTGGGAAAAATCTGTATTTAGTTGGTGTGATGCTAATCCAAAAGTGAAAAAGTGGAGTTCAGAAGAAGTAGTAGTGCCATACTATTATGAAGTGGATAAAAAATATCATAGGTACTTTGTAGATGTAAAGATAACTTATGATGATAACACAACATTTTTAATCGAGATAAAACCCGAAAAAGAAACACTTCCTCCTATCGGCAAGCGCAAAACAAAGCAATATATTATGGAAGGATTGACTTATATTAAGAATATGAATAAATGGAAAGCTGCAGATAGTTTTGCTAAAGACAGAGGGTGGGAGTTTCAAGTATGGACAGAAAAGACACTACAAGAAATGAAACTACTACAAAAACCCGTCCCAGGTAAATTAAAGAAGTATAAACCATTGAAACCATTTAGAAGAAAAAAACGTAAGAAATAGTTATAAATAGACTTATGAGTAACCTATTCCAGAAACTAGAACTTGAAGCATTTCGTAAAGGTATTACACCTCGTACTACAGAATCACGCGAATGGTTTCGTAAAAGAATACAACAACTGACACGTGTAAATCGAGAAGCATTAATGAGAGAAAATGAAGTGACAAAGCGTTCTTCACATCAGTTTGGTTCTATGATGATGTTTTTCTATGATCCGAAATTAAAGGACAAATTACCTTACTATGATACATTTCCTTTAGTAATACCATTTGAATCTGCGCCTGGCGGATTTAGAGGATTAAACTTACATTATATACCACCTGTTTTAAGAGCAAAATTTCTTGACGCATTATTAGACGTAACAAATAATAAAAAATATGACGAAACAACTAAATTCAATTTAACTTATAGATTATTAAAAGGTGCCGCAAAATATAGATTTTTTAGACCTTGCATTAAACACTACTTGTTAGAACATGTTAAATCTAGATTTGCAGAAATACCAGCACCAGAGTGGGAGATTGCTACATTTTTACCAATAGCGCAATGGAAAAAATCAAGTGCTGGTAGAGTATATTCAGATTCAAGGAGAGTAATAAGTGGCTAATAGTGTTGATGATTTAAAAGCACTGGCTAATTCAAAGTTAGGTTTTGCAAGAGCAAATAGATTTTTAGTTACATTACCTACAAACTTTGGTGGAGGCGGTGGATTCTTAGGTGGTGTTTTAGGTTTATTAAATTTAGGTGGAGGCGGTGCATCAGGCAGAGAATTAAATTTACTTTGTACAAATGCAACTTTGCCGGCAAAACAAATACTTACAAATGATAGAAGAATCGGAATGGAATTTCAAAAGGTTGCTTATGGGTATGCAATTGATGATGTAAGTATGACATTTTATTTAATGAATGATTATGGAGTAAAAGAATATTTTGATGCTTGGCGTAACACTGTAATACCAGAAGAAGGTGGTAGTGCATTTACTTCTAAATATAAAGAAGAATATGCACGCGATGTAACCATACATCAACTAAGACAACCTTTAAAAGGCTTTAGTAAACAAGTAGGTCCAATAAGATTTAATGCAGGATTAGGAGGAGGCAGCGTTTATTCTTGTGACTTAATAGATGCATTTCCAATAGCAACAAGCGCTATTGAATTAAACAATGAACTCGATGGATTAGTTCAATTAACAGTAACCTTTGCGTATACAAACTGGAAAAGATCTAAAAACGTACAGGGATTTATTAACATGGATATTAGTACACCACTTGGTGGAATTGATATATTATAGGAGATATAATGGCTTTACCAAAACTAAATAATGATGTGCCAAAATATGAATTTACGGTGCCATCAACTAAAGAAGTAAAAAAGTATAGACCTTTTTTAGTTAAAGAACAAAAAGTATTGTTAGTCGCATTTGAATCAAAAGATGAAAGAATGATTTTAAATTCTATGCTTGATTGCATAAAGGGGTGTGTGCAAGATTTTAATGTATATGATGCACCTACATATGATGTTGATTATGCGTTTTTACAAGTAAGAGCAAAATCTGTAGGTGAAACAGCAAAAGTTGTTCACACATGTTCAAATTGTAGTAATGAAAGTACAGTCAATATTAAAATTGATGAAATTGGCATAGACGTAGTTGAAAATAAAAAAGATAATTTTGAAGTTAAAATAAACGACAATGTAACTTTAGAATTAAAATATCCAAACTATAAAGATATGATATTGAACGTTACTGATTCGAAAGATTCTGAAACTGAAACATTATTTAAAACTATAATCACTTGCTTAAAAGCAGTAAAAACAGAAGATGAATATATTTTGTTTAAAGATGAAAACAAAAAGGATGTAGAAGATTTTCTAGAATCACTTACAAATAGTCAACTTGAAAAAATAACAAAATTTATAGAAAATGTGCCAAAGATAAAACATAGTCAAAAATATGAATGCAAAGAATGTAAAACAGAAAACACTATTGAACTGGAGGGCCTACAAGATTTTTTTTAATTAGCCTCTCTCATGAAACGTTGGCAAATTATTTTAAAACCAACTTTTTAATGATGCAACATTTCAACTATTCACTCGCTGATTTAGAAGGAATGATACCGTGGGAGAGAGAGGTTTATATAATTCTTTTAAATGAATTTTTAGAAGAGCAAGCAAATGAAAGACAAGGTAATAACAAATGGCAGTAACATTAGCAGATGTTAATGAAACACTTCTTCAAGTAGAGGACAATACTGATAAAACTAGTCGTGGTTTATCATCATTTGTTGAACACTTAAGAGTACAAAAGCGTAAAAGTCTAGAACAAAGCAGAGAAGCTAAAAATGTTAACGCTGCTGAAAGCGCTAGGCAAGCTTCATCAGGCGGTGGACAAGGAACTACTGGTGAAGGTGGTGGTTTGATAGGAGGCGTAAAAACGCTTTTGGCAGGAGCAACATTAGCAAAATTAGTCCCTAAGATTGGTGGCTTACTACTTAAACGTATATTATTGCCAGCAACAATAGCAACATTCGCAGATGATATTGTTGAATTTTTACTGCCTGAAGGTTTTGAAAATGATGTAATAAAAGATGCGTTGACAGGTGGTTTACAAGGTGCTGCAATTGGATTTGCAGTTGGTGGTCCTTTAGGTGCTGCAATAGGCGCAGGAATTGGTGCGCTTTTAACTAATGAAAATTTTAAAAAAAATGTAAAAGAACTTGGAAAAAATTTAAAACAAATGGGTGAAGATCTATATGAAAAAATAGAACCTACAGTTATAAATTTTAAAAATAATTTTCTTGAGTTGTTTGACACTTTAGGTATAACTAAAGAAGGCATTGTTGGCGGTTTAGCTGGTGGAATAAAATTTGTAGGTGATGCGGCAGCAAATGCTGTAGGATCTTTAAATAAAATATTAGTAGGAGATTTTGAAAACTTAGGTAAAGATATTGGTAATGTGGCTTTATTTGTAGGAGGCTTAATAGGTATACTAAAAGTAGGAAAAATTGCAAAGCTTTTAAAAAAACTTGCGGTTGTTGCTACAGGCGCAGCAGGTGCAGCGATAATATCAGCATTTAAAAAAGACTCGCCTGACGTAGACACTAAACCAAAACCTGACGTTAAAAGTTCACAACCTAAGCCAGGTTCAGTAAATCCTAAAACAGGTAATATTATAGGGGTTGATGGTAAAGATACTGCAGTGAAAGGTAGTAGTCCGGGTGCTAAAAAATTACAAACTGAAATACAGCAAAAAGCTACCGGATCTGCAAAGACTGCCGCTGATGTTCCAAAAAAGTTTGGAAGATTTTTAAAATTTTTAAGATTCCCAGGTATAGCACAACTTATGGCAACAACTGAAGCATTTCAAATTTTATCTTCAGACATATCTATTAATGAAAAGAAGAGAAAAATGGGTGGTGTTTTAGGTGGTTTACTTGGCAGTGGTGCCGGTACTTTCATTGGTGGCGCAATAGGATCTGTTTTTCCAGGGCCTGGAACAGCATTAGGCGCTTTGATAGGAGGAATTGGTGGATATATTGGTGGCGATTATTTTGGTAATAAATTAGCTAATTTTTTATTTGAAGATCAACAAGGCGGCAAACCTGCTGGCAGTGACGCTATGAGAATGGGAAGAGGAGGACCTACACAAACATTTTCTAAACCTAGTGATGCTCAACGGAGAGCAGGGCCTGATGTGATTACATCAGCTGCTACAATGCAAGGAAATCTCGATAAAGGAAAAGCACCAAAAATGGAGAACACTTCTATTGTAGCCAACTCTGGTAATTCAACAACTAATAATATTAATAATACAAGTACAGGATTACTAATGGGTAAGCCTGACGCTATTGATAATAGTAATCCTATACTTCAAAGAGTTGCTATAACTTAAGCATCTTCTCTTGCTAACTTTGCAAAGTAAGACATAGTATCTTCATCGGAAGTATCAACTTCTTCTGCAGTTACTGGTTCCAGTGATTCTACAGGCTCATTGATTTTCTTTTCTTCCATTACTCTATAAGAACCGGCATTCATTTCTTCACCAAGAACTCTTGAGAGTTTAGTCTTTAACTCATCATAAGTCTTATAGTTCTTTGGATTAGTGAACTCAGTTAAATCGTGTAGTCCATTATATACACTTTCAAGTTTTGATTCTTCACCATCAAGAAGAGATGATGCTGAAGCAAATTCAGATTTATCATAGTTTCTGTAACCTTCAACATTTCTTATCTTAAGTTTAAAGTCTGCACCTTCCCAAAAATCAAATGGATCAGTTGGTTGCTCATCTGCAAATGCTGGATTCATAAGATCATAAATCTTATCGAATATTTTTTTACCGAACTTATAAAGAAATACTTTACCTTCATTCTGTGGTGCTGAAGGATCTTGTGCTACATAAATATTTGTAACGTAGTGTAATCTTCTTTTTTGAGATCTTGCTTTTTCTTTATCTGATTCAATACCAGAGTTCCAAAGCTTTGAATTTAATTCACCAACCGGATCAGTTTGACCTATTGATGTTAGTGAATTTTCAATATACCATAATCCAGTAGGACCTTTAAAGCCGTGATCCCAATATCTTACAAATGGTATTTCACCATCTTTGCCAGGAAGGAATCTTATAACTGCATAACCATTACCAGCTTTATCAACTGTTGGTTTCCATATCCTTTCATCGACGTAAGACTTTTGTTCACCACTGTTTGTGGCTTCCGCTGCTTTTATGATTTTATTGATGTTGCTACCGCGATTGCGTTTTAATGTTTCAAATGACATAGTATTGTCTCCTTATTTTGCTGAAATATTAACTGTAATATGTTTTGTATAGTAATATATATACTATTCAAAAAGTGAACTATCGATTGCATTTTTCTTTGGTAAGAAATTTAAATCCATAGCCTCCGCTTCAATCTTATCCTTAACTGCAGGTGATATAAACTTTTTAATATCCTGTACATCAATGTCATTCTTTTCACATACGTGAATAACGGCATCCATATAAGGTATCTTTTTTTCTACCACTGTGTTTTGGATAAGTTTAGTGAATTTTGTTTTTGTTAAGAATTGTTCTTCTACTTTATTCATTTATCTAATACTCTTAATAAGATTGTATCTTTATTGATTCTACCATTTGGTGCAAATGTTTTTGTAGTTATATAAAGTTTCCAAAGATCATCAATTTGTTTTGGAGTTCTTGATAAGAACGATGGTAAGAAATCAAGAGGCTTACGTAATTTAACTGACCTGCTTGTTGCCTTATTAAAGTTCTTTATAGTTGAACCTGATATTATAAATCCGTTTGGACTATCAGTAACATATTCAGTAATTACTTTATATTTACAATTAAAAGTATACAACCTTGTTTTGTTTGGTACTTGAATAGGATTGATAGATACAATTTTAAAATCAGTATCTTCTTTCTTATATTGCACCTTCGATACTTGTTTGTCAATAGCAACTGAACCTTTTACTTTTACATTTCTTGATGCTTTAGTTGCTGATCTTATTCTTTCAAGATCTTCTAACATTGCCTTACAAGTTTTAATTCTTTGATTGAGGGTTGACCTTTTAAGGTGGGAGTAACCTTCGACAGCTTGATCGCATCTTTTGTGATACGCATCTTCATAATCAAGAAGCCAACCCTCAACCATTGGCTTAACGTAACTTATTGCAGTGTTTGTTAAGCCGTGGTACTTGAATCTATCATAAAGATTTATTGTGGTTTCTTTACCAGCAATCCAGTCATCTTCTAGTTCAAGTAATTCTTGCATAATAGTATTTCTAATTTTTCTTGCCAGCTTAAGCGCCGGAGA